ACTTAATTAATGGAATACCTGATAATTTAGGATCGATAGTGAATCCTATGAACACTCTGAATAATATTTTTAATGATATCAATACTGATGTCACTGGAATAAGAAGTACATCACCCTTAGTTCCATCTAATATTGAAAATACAATTACCGATATCAATAATGCAGTAAAAGACATAAGTGGTATTGCAGGTGCTGCATCTGCTATTGCTAAGGGGGATATGACAGAATTAAGCAATGCTGCTAACGCTATCCAATCGGGTGCAAGCGCAGCTATGTCATCTGCATTGGCTAGTGGTATTAACAATTTACCAGGTGGAGCAAGAGCTATTTCTGCCGTCATGAATAATGCTGAAGGCGCCATTAACAGCTTACCGGGGACGGAGATGTTAGGAGACCTGGTTAAAAACTTACAGACCTCTGCTATTAACGAAGTGAGTAAGACTGTTGATGGAATAACAAATTCAATTAATAGCAAATTAGGCGGAGTATTAGGTAAAGAAGGCGGACTTACTAATCTGATATCATCGGCATTACCTTTAGGTAAAGCAGCAGGATTATTGTCAGGGCTGTCAGCATTGGGTGCAGGCGGACCAGCTAAGGTCAAACTACCTACAATAAGTTTCAATACGTTTGATAGATTGGGAGTAGATTCTCAAGTTAAGACACTCTTGAGCAATCCTAAAATTCCAATACCTAACCTTGTCGGAGAAATCAAAGCGGGAGTGGTTAATCAGGTAGAACAGTTAATTAAGAAGAATAAAGACGCATTTAAGATTTTTGATGAGCTAGAAAACTGGGATCAAAAAATCAAAGAAGCAACTGACAAATTATTTGAAGCAGAATCTAATTTCCCTGCCGGAGATAGAGGAATAGCATCAGCACAGGGTATATTAGATTCCATATTGAATGATTCGGAATTAGTATCATTACGCAAGAAAGCAGAATCGTTTGGTGAAAACGCAGTAGATGATGTTAGATCATTGATGTCATCTGCAAGTCAAACGGCAACAAATATGCTTAACAGTGCTAATTTAGGAAGTGCGGTTAGTACAATAAAAGCCAGTGCAATGGAAGTCATGCAGCAAACCAATAATAACCCAACGAAGAACACCGTGAAGTCAATCGCTGGTCAGGGTTCAACTGCAATTACACAGTTACAGGCTAGATCATCTTCTTCGCAGACAGATATCAATAATTCTATTGCAGGAATTATAGGACCATCTGACAACACTACTTTCATATAAATTAGGGACTAAATAATACTATGCCTCAGTACTATGGATATTCAAGCATCAATGCTAACAAACCCAAAACAACCAATGCCATATCAGGAGTAGACGGGGGTCCAGGCGGCATAAGACAACCAATTTACTGGGGAAAGAAATTCACCTTAGTAGATGAGCAGCTAGTGATTCAAGATTTTATTAATGCGTTCAATATTAGACAGGGTACTAAGGTAGGTAAACCAGGATATGGAACCACAATGTGGGACTTTGTGTTTGAACCAAATACGGCTGACATAGTACAGGCCATTCAAGCTGAAGTTCGTAGAGTTGCTTCCGCAGATCCAAGAATTCAAATTGCTAATATCAGCGTCTATCCAAAAGAGAATGGCATACTAATTGAATTAGAAATGGCAGTTACTCCTTTTAATCAAGCACAATTAATATCAGTGTTCTTGAATCAGCAAACAGGCACTGCCGGACCGCAATAAGCTAAAAATCACGCTTTTTTAGAATGATAAATACTTTTAAAGAGTATGAATCATTATGGCAACAAGTTCTAGACAATCTGCTTTGTTCGGTTTGAATGACTGGAAGACTATCTACCAAACCTTCAGTGAAGCTGACTTTAGAAGTTATGACTATGAAACTTTAAGAAAAAGTTTCATTGACTACCTGCAACTGTATTATCCCGAAACATTTAACGACTACACTGAATCAAGTGAGTTCATCGCACTGCTTGATGTCATCGCATTTATGGGACAGGGTCTTGCTTTCCGTAATGACTTGAATGCTCGTGAAAATTTTATCGATACTGCTGAACGCCGTGACAGTGTTATCAAGCTTGCCAATCTTGTCAGCTACACACCAAAAAGAAATATCGCAGCACAGGGTTACTTAAAGGTAACAAGCGTGTCTACTACTCAAAACATTTCTGACATTAACGGCCTAAATCTCAGTAACCAAACTATTCTTTGGAACGACCCTGCTAACCCTAATTGGTTAGAACAGTTTAACACCATCATCAATGCGACCCTAATCGATACTCAAAAAATAGGAAAGCCAGGCAATGTGCAAGATTTGCTAGGAGTAACTACTGCTGAATACACGATGTCTATCCCTAATACTGTTTTGCCTATCGTGCCATTTGAAAGCACAGTTGATGGAGTCAACATGGGCTTTGAACTAGTAAGCGCAAGTTCGGTAGACACTGATTATGTGTACGAAATTCCACCTGCCCCATCTGGTCTATTCAACATTCTTTATAGAAATGATAAGTTAGGGTTTGGCAGCCCTCAAACTGGATTCTTCTTTTACTTCAAGCAAGGGTCGCTTACCACATATGATTTTTCTTTCCAGCAGCAAATTAGTAACCAAACGGCTGATATTGATGTGCAAGGAATCAACAACAGCGATACATGGCTGTATCAGGTATTGGAAAACGGTAGTCTATCGCAATGGACTCAGGTTGAAAATGTATATGCAGATGCATATTTGCAGACCGAATCATCAAGTAGAGCAATCTTTTCGGTTGACTCTAGATTTAATGATCAGGTTACCTATGTATTCGGTGATGGCGTATTCAGTGCTATCCCTGTAGGAAACTTTACTGCATATGTACGAGCAGGAAATGCGTTAAGCTACACGATTGATCCGCTAGAAATGGCCGGCGTTAGCGTAACATTTACATATTTGAGCAGAGTAAACAAGTTCGAAACTATTACTTTTAATCTAGAATTGCCTTTGCCGGTAAATACTGCACAGCAGCGTGAAGCACTAGATGAAATTAAACTTCGTGCTCCTACTCGCTACTACACACAGAACAGAATGGTCAATGGCGAAGACTATAATAACTTCCCATACACATTATACAGTTCAATTATTAAAAGTAAAGCAATCAATAGATCAAGCATCGGTGTAAGCAAAAACTTAGACTTACTAGATCCTACTGGCAAGTATTCAAGTACTAACAGCTTTGGTAACGACGGAGCATTATATCAGGATGATAGTGATGGGTTCTTAACACTTACTATTAATACAACCAGTGACATCATTGCATTCTTTACTGATACACTATCAAGTGTGTTATCACTGAATCGGGCAACACAATACTATATTCAAAATTACACAAGATATAATCTGCCGTCTAGTCCATCTAATCAAGTGGTGTATTGGAAAACTAGTAGCGTAGATACTGGTGCTGAGTCAGGATATGTGTTTACTGTTTCTGGTTCACTAGAACAACCACAGAGTGTAGGCACATTCAATACTACTAATTTAAAATACTTAACACCGGGCGCTATTCTGAAGTTCAATGCACCTGATGGTTATTATTTTGATCTTACTACAAATAGATTAGTCCCAGGTATTGCGCCTAGTAATGAGAACACATACATTTGGTCTACTGTACTAAGTGTTGTCGGTGACGGTAGTAACAATGGAAGCGGTAGCTTTGCTAATGGAGCAGGTCCAATTAAAGTTAACGGATATGTTCCTTCAGGGGTAATCCTCACACAAATCATACCGGTCTTTGATAATTCGCTGTCTACTAATTTGATTCAAGAATGCTTGATTAAAATGGAATTGCAACAAGACTTTTCTTTAGTATTCAATAATAGTTTATTAGTAAATGAAGAACGCTGGTCAATCAGTTCATTCAATGATGCAAATTACTTTGTAAAGTTTGACTCTACCGGTGCAAATACTTACACTATTACCTATAAAGCATTGACATATTACTTTGGTAGTGTGGCTGACACAAGATTTACCTACAGTCCCAACGAGTTAGTGTACGATCCTTTCTCTGGCAAAATCATACAAGACTTCATCAATGTGTTGGCAATTAATAGTCAGTTTGGTTCAAACTCATCTTTGGGTCTTGACATTAAAATGAATATTTTAGGTCAGACAGTAGAAAGCGATGGGTATGTTAACGACTTTCAAGTTGAGGTTGCAACTACTGATGTCAATAATCGCCAATTAATATTGAATCCAGATTATTTTAATGAGATTACCGGATATCAAAATAACAACATTAATGTAGGTGTTTATGTATTTTTCGAAACAGTACAGGATCCTATTAACTTAACTCGTCAATATGTCATTCCATCTAGTGATGTCGTATATACCTATCCAAATAAAAGCCAAATAGAAGTCAACAAATATGACTATCCATTGGGCACTTTGTTCTATGCTTATACAGAAAATAAGTTCTATAAGACAATACAAGATCAGACCAAAACAACTCCTGTCTATATTTTAACTGAACAGCTTCAATATTCAATGAAGCCAGGTCGTCAGGGACTTAGCTATCAGTACCGACACAATAGTAATAACACTACAAGAATTGACCCAGTGACAACTAATATTATTGACTTGTATGTGGTTACTCAGTCTTACTATACCGCATATCAGAATTGGATTGTGGACACCACAAATACTATTCCAGAACCTACTAGACCTACTATCGGCGAACTACAACAAGAATACGGGCAGATTCAAAACTACAAAATGCTTAGTGACGCAGTTATAGTAAACAGTGTAGTATTCAAGCCTCTGTTCGGTGCTAAAGCAGATTCCGCGCTGCGTTCTACTGTTAAGGTTGTTAAAGCACCTAATGTAAACGCAAGTGATAGTGAAATTCGCAGCGCAGTACTTTCAGCCATGAATAACTATTTTAATATTAACTTTTGGAATTTTGGAGACACTTTCTATTTCTCAGAACTCACTGCATATTTGCACGCAACTGTAGGAGAACTTATTAGTTCAGTCGTACTTGTTCCAAATGACCCATCTATGAGCTTCGGAGATTTATATGAAATAAAATGTATGCCCTACGAAATTTTTGTTAATGCAGCAACAGCAAATAATGTGGTTGTGATCCCAGCTCTCACACCCGCCGAATTACAGGTAAGATAAGTATATACATGGCTAGAATCAGAACATTAGACTTCCTCCCGGAAATTTTTCAAACACCAAGCAACAGTGAGTTTTTGGCGGCTACGCTTGACCAAATTGTCAACCCTCCGAGTATTGAGCGTATTCAAGGTTATGTGGGTAGCAAGCTAGGTTATGGAATCAATGCAACCAATAACTATGTTACTGAGCCAACAAAAATTCGTACCGATTATCAGCTAGATCCAGCAGTTGTCTTTACTAAAACAGATGAATCCGTAGCTCAAGATTTTATCAGCTACCCCGGTATGATCGATGCTTTGAATCTTCAAGGAGCAGTGTCGGACAACAATAGTAGATTGTTTGAAAGTCAATTCTATTCTTGGGATAGTTTTACTAACCTTGACAAGTTAATCAACTACAACCAATATTATTGGCTACCTTTTGGTCCGCCCGCTGTAGCCGTCGGTTCGGCAACAGTATTCTCAGCACAAGATTATATTGTAACAGATTTATCAAATGGTTATAATATTAGTGAATTAGGATCAGGTGCCGGTGCAGTAAATCCTACTCTTACTTTACTAAGAGGCGGTGTATATAATTTCTCAGTAAATCAAAATAGTCAGTTTTGGATTCAGGGCGAGCCCGGCGTAACTGGATACAGTCCTGCTCAACCTAATCTTTATACTCGTGATGTGTTGGGTGTATCTAATAACGGTGCTAGTCAAGGCATAGTTACATTTGCTGTGCCCAATAAAGACGCACAAGACCAATTTAATTTCCCATTTAATACTACAGTAGATGTCATTTCAGATGTGCCGTTCGATCAAATTAACGGTGCTAGATTAGCCGATCTTCCATCAGGGATAGACGGTGTAACCGGATTGAACGGTCTAACTGTTATGTTTTATAACACCGGTGTAGTGAATGAAACTGGTTATGTGAGTGCATATTTTGGTGAAACTGAATACGATACTAATCTTGGTTTAGTTCCCGATACTGTAGCAACTATAGGCAGTTGCAATACTACATCATTCTCTATATCTGCTGGTACAACAGATTTGTTTTATGCAATCGATCCTAATACCGGAGTATTGATTTTTGCTCAACCAACTATTACTTTTGATAGCCCGGCATTTGGTGGAGTTATTCCTGGACAGGTGTACTATGTAAGTAGTGTTCTGAACTCTACTGACTTTACGATTAGCCTAACCTTAGGTGGGCCTAATATCACATTGACTCCTGGTTCAGGAAGCATGCCAGCAAACATTAATCAAGGGTTGTATGAAGAAGGCTTCTATACTTCGGTAAGTCAGAATTTTTATCAAGTAGAGTATGTCGGTAATCCTAGCGATCCAGTATTGCGTCTTAACCCAGCAGGGCTTGTACCAATCAATACTAGAATTACACCGCTATATGGTAGAGAATATATTGGATTATCCTTCTATAAGTCAGTGGGTGGCGGAATCTCGCAAATACCATATCTCAGTGCAGTCAAGGATATTTTGTATTATCAAGATAGCACAACTCCTAACAAGGTTGGCGTAATCCGCTTGATCGAAAGTAATGTTAAAAACACACTAGATGTTGAAACAGACATACTTGGACAAAAAAACTTTACTTCAACTAACGGAGTAGTGTTCACTAATGGTCTTAAGGTATCGTTTGACGGAGATGTAGTCCCTGCTAGCTATCTTACTGGAGAATACTATGTTGAAGGAGTAGGAACAGCAATGCAGCTTGTTCCTGTTGAATCGCTAATATGTCCTGAAGATTTTACTACTGGGGTGTTTAACCCATACGATGTTGCTCCATTTGATATTGGAAATTACGACAACAATTTGTTTGTTCCGGTCGACAAAGACTACATTACTATTGCTCGTAATAGTATAAGCAAGAATGCCTGGTCAAGAAGCAATCGCTGGTTCCACATTGATGTTATCAATGCTACTGCCTCATATAATAACAATCCTGCGTTGATTACTGAATTAGGAAATTACAATAACAAAGCACTTCGTCCTATTATTGAATTTTATCCTAATCTTAGATTATTCAATTCAGGATCAGCTGGTAAAAATCTTATCGATTTTTATGACACTAGACAAACTGATGCGTTAAGTGTAATTCCTGGAACAAAAGCGTACTATCCAGATGTAGAGACATATACTGCCTACACAGCAACTATTGCGCCAGCAATTGCAACGACCTCAACCACAATTACTGTTGATGCAGATGATGTAACCGGGGCATTTCAAGTAGGAATGTATGTTGGTGATACTGATGCTATATTACCTACTAATAGCCAAATCACAAGCATTACTGGTACAACTACCTTAACAATCACAGTTGAATGGGAAAATGCAAAGACTTTTGCAGGAACAACCAATGCAAGTATTGTTGGTACTGATACTACTGTAAATAATTATGAGGTGTTTTCCGGCTCAAGAATCATATTCAGCGAAGACACTACTACTGGTACAAAAAATAAAATCTTTGTAGTTGAATTGGCAGAAGTTATTGCTGGTCAAGGTCCAGTTATCACTCTCTCGCTTGCTGAAGATGCTGAAGTATTACCTGACGAACAAGTAGCTGTTCTTAGAGGCTATAATTATCAAGGTGATACTTTCTATTATAATGGTATTGACTGGAATCAAGCACAGCTAAAAATAACAGTAAATCAAGCACCTTTCTTTGATGTATTTGACGAAAACAACATCAGTTTCGGTGACACCGCAGTTTACAATAGCTCATCTTTCCAAGGCAACAAACTATTTTCTTACGGCTTCAGTGACACTACAATTGATGATCCTATCTTAGGATTCCCGATTAGATTTTCTTCAATCGACAATGTAGGAGATATTAGTTTTGATGTTTCGTTGAACTTAGATACTTTTGATTATGTTGCTTTGGGTAATCCTATTACGCAAAAAGTCAACACCGGCTATGTGTATAACTATGATACTAGAACCGATTACAATAGACTATTAGGATGGGAAACTACGGTAGCTCCTTCGACACAATATCAAGTGTTCAGCTTCCCTTATAATCAGTTTTCACAGCCATCGCAGTTCACTTGCGATATTGCAATGCTTCCCGTATTAGGTTCGGATGAATTGGGCTGGCCTAGAATACAGGTATATTTCAATAACATATATCAAGCTCCTGAAAATTACTCAGTAAGCGTAGGTACAGATTCAACAGTCGTTACTATTTTGACAACACCGTCTGATCCAAACAATACAGTAATTCAAGTTTTATTATTAAGTGATCAGGTAAGTGAATCAGCATATTACACTATTCCGATTAACTTGTCAAACAACCCATTCAATGGAGATGTAACTACTGTCAATGTAGGGGATGTTCGTCAACAATATCGTGATATCTTCATCAATGCGCCTAACACTTCAGGTGAAATCTTCGGACCAAATAACTACCGCGATTTAGGTAATCTTAACATCTATGGTACAAAGATTATTCAAAATAGTGCAAGTCTTGTTCTGCCTGGTACATTCTTACGCAAGAAAGAACACGATCTATTCAACGCCCTACTATTCAATAGTCGTGAATATATCAAGTACAAGCAGTTAATTGTTGATACCGTACAGAACACAGATTATGTGCAAAGATACACTCCTAGTGAAATCTTAGATGATGCACTTGATCAAATTACTGCGGCAAAAAGTCAACTCAACGCTTTCTTCTGGTCTGATATGTTGCCAAGCAAGAGTCCCTATAGATCAAACACCTATACATTTAATAACAGCTTAGATACATCAATCTATCCGTTAACACAAATCTATAACTTTGAAACTGCAAACTACAATGGTGTATTAGTATATCTTACTAGAACAGTTTCAGGCTTAACCTTCCAGCAACAACTATTAAGCGATGTGGATTACATCGTCAGTTCAGACAGTCCTTCATTGACAATTACTTTAGATTTGCTGCCGGGTGATAAGATTGTAATCAAAGAATACAACCAAACATATGGTTCATATGTTCCTAATACTCCTACTAAGTTAGGATTATATCAGGCATTTGAACCGGAAGTTGTTTTAGACATCAACTATAACACTCCTACTTATTTCATCAAAGGACATGACGGATCATATACTAAACTATATGGGCAGTATCTACCTGAAGTGAATGTGCTAGTTGATTTCAGAGATCAAGCATTGCTTGAGTTTGAAAAGAGAATCTACAACAACTTAAAGTTAAGCACCGAAGTGCCTATTTACGATTACGAAGTTGTTCCGGGGTACTTCAGAGATTCAACCTACAGTTGGGATGAATTCTTAGAAATGTATTCACCCGGATTCTTGAATTGGATTGGACAAAATAGATTAGATTATAAGACACAATTCTTTAATAAACTTAACGAATGGACTTATAACTATACTAATTCACAGAACAAGCTAGACCGCGCACCTATACTTCAGGGCTATTGGAGAGGGTTGTATGAATATCTCTATGACACTACCACTCCCGAAACTACTCCGTGGGAGATGCTAGGGTTTGCAGAACAGCCTAGCTGGTGGACTCAGCGTTATGGTCCAGCTCCATATACTAGTGATAATGGTATTTTGTGGAGTGACCTAGAAGAAGGGTTGGTTTGGAACAACGGCGACAGCTATGTTATTCCTGAATTAGCTCGTCCTGGCTTGTCAAGTTTAATTCCTGTCAACAGCGCAGGCGAATTGTTGACTCCTTTTGTTAGCGTAGTTGCAAACTACAACCCAAGCACTTTCCAAAAAGATTGGAAGATTGGCGACATGGGTCCAGTAGAACTAAGCTATCGTCGTAGTTCTTCTTGGCCATTCGATCTAGTCAAGCTATTTGCGTTGACAAGACCGGCTGAATTCTTTAACTTGGCCGCAGACCTAGACAACTACAAATACAATCCGGAATTTAATCAATATTTGGTAAACAATCGTCAACATTTGATTATTAATGAAATTGAAATTTACGGAAATGGCACTGCCAAAACCTCATACATCAACTGGATTGTTGATTATGAAAAGCAACTTGGCATCACTGCTACTGAGAATATTACAACGCTGCTGGATAACCTTGATGTAAGACTAGCTTATAGACTAGCAGGCTACAGCGACAAGACACTACTTAAATTTTATGTTGAAAAGGGTTCACCTAACAGTAACAATGCTTCACTACTAATTCCTGATGAAAGCTATCAGGTACTATTGTACGATAACCAAGCATATGATCAGTTGATGTTTACTGGCGTAGTGATACAGAAAACTGCTCAAGGTTGGACAGTATATGGTAATAGTCAAACTTTTGCGTATTTCAATACTTTGCAACCAGTCTTTAGCGGAAATAACTTTGAAATTGCAGTTGACGGCGCATCAGTTAATATCACTAATGATTATAGCTCCAAAGAAGTATTAGTGCCGTATGGTACTATATTCTACAGTTATCAAGAAGTAGCACAGTTTATACTAAGCTACGCTGCTTATCTACAATCTAAGGGTATGATTTTTGATACCATCGAAAACGGTAGAGAAGTCAACTGGGAACTAATGGTACAAGATTTCTTGTATTGGGTACAGTTAGGTTGGGAAGTCGGCAGTGTACTCACACTGAATCCAGCAGCCGGTGGCATCAAGATCAATAAAGAAAGCACCGTAGTAGAACCATTAACTCTACAGCAACAGAATTTCATTCTGAATCAGGATCTATACCCTATACAAATGAACAATCTTTCTGTGTACAGAAATGATACTGAGTTCAACGCAGTACCGCTAAACACAGGGGATTCTTTGAGCTATGGACAATTTAACTTAAACAACTTTGAACATGCTATCGTGTTTAATAATGTGACCTTGTTCAATGATATCATCTCTAATTTGGTTACCGGCTTAAGACAGAATAGAGTAACTGTTACTGGAACTAAAACTGCTGAATGGAACGGTACTGTAAATGCGTATGGCTTTATTATCAATCAAGACAATATACAAGAGTGGTCACCTAATGTAAAATACACTAAGGGAAGAATTGTCAAGTATAAAAACAGATATTATTCTGCACTACAAATCATTCAACCTGCACTAGTATTTGAAGAATTAAACTGGGCGTTGATTGACTACGAAAATATTCAAAAAGGAATGCTGCCCAACGCAAGCACTCGTGCGTATGAAAGCACTTTGTATTACGATATAAACAAAGCCAATCTTGAGCGAGATGCAGACTTGTTGAGCTATTCGCTTATCGGATATCGCCCACGAGATTACCTAGCTCTAGTAGACTTAACTGATGTAACCCAAATCAATGTTTACAAAAACTTGATTAGAAATAAGGGTACTCGAAACGCTACTGTTGCATTTAAGGGAGCTAATCTCCCTCAGGGCGGAATTGATTATGATGTGTACGAAAACTGGGCTATCAAATCTGGAGAATTCGGCGGCACACTAAATGATAATTTTGTTGAATTCAAGCTTAGCCAACCTAGTTTAACGGGAAATCCTTCAATTGTTGCACTGACTGAGGGGGTTTATACACCCGGTGCCAATCAAGAAGTACCGACATATAGTTTATATAACTACGGTCGTCCGATAACTAGTCCAAACATTCTTAGTACTACATCATTAACCTATCCTAACCCATTATACCCGAATGCCGGATATGTGAATTTCAATGATGTCGAAATGGCATCTTATTACTTCTCTGGTCTATCAGCAGCAGTAGATGCTAATAGTATTGTTGTTCCTATTAGCGAATTCTATGTTCGTGATTATATGTGGTTAGCTAACTTCAAAGAGAAATGGGGAGTGTTTTCTTGGAAGCCAATCGGACAAGTGCTACAGGTAGTAGGCAATCTTAATGGAACAGCAGTTGTAACATTTGCACAACCGCATAATCTACAACGCCTTGATCCCCTATCAATCATTAATTTTGCTGCTAATGTAGACGGATACTATATCGTTACTGAAGTTTTAGGATTGAATCAGGTAGTTATTAATCTGTCTGTAGGAAACGCTACTAACAATGCAATTCAAGGTTTCGGCATCGGCTTGTCATTTGTTAATCAAAGAGTTGCAACTCCTGCTGATATTAAAAATATTGATTTGCTTGAAGCAGAATTCCAAAAGAATACTGTATGGGTAGACGAAAATAATAATGGCGACTGGGCTGTATATCGTAAGAGTATCAACTACCAAAGTCAAGGTCCGCTAGAAGTAGATAACTCTACCACATACGGTACTGCTGTTGCTTACACGCCTGACATGGGCTATCTAGTAAGTGATGCAGGCGCAGGTATTCTATATCGTTATGGTTATGACGATGTAAATGGCACATACTCTATCGGTGAAACTATCACTGAGGGCACATCATTTGGTACAAAGATTGTTTACGCTAATAACATTTATGTAGTTTCTGAACCAACAAGCGGCACACCAAAAGTATATGTCTACACATTAAACAACAGCGTATTGTCAGATGATATCGTAAGCTATCAAACTATCGCTGCTCCTGGTGGAGTAACAAACTGGGGAACAGAACTAGCAATCAGTGATGACTCTAACTGGATTTATATCAGTGACCTAACAAACGGTAAGGTCTATGTTTATCGTAAACAGAACATCAATCTAACTGCTGGTTATTTTGTTGCTGGTCAAACTTATACTATTACAGATGTGGGCACTACCGATTTTAAATTGATCGGTGCAATTGAAAACAGTGTCGGTATTACTTTCGTAGCGACTGGCATTGGCTCTGGTACAGGTACTGCAATGCAGGTTACTTACGAACAATCTACCATCATCGATGGTTCAGTATTAGGACTTGTCAGTGCTGATGGTTTTGCTAAATCTACGACAACAAATCAAAATGGTTCTGTACTCGTAGTCGGCGCACCAAACAAGAACTTTAGCTCATTAATTCTTGACAATGGCGCCGCGTATGTTTATCAGCGCACCGCACAAAATATCGAAGTACCGTTCAATTCTATTCCTAATACTCCGCAGACATTCCAGCTAGCTTGGACTCCTACTACAGTAGGAACAACTGTATCAAGCACAACTGCCCCCAATACAGTTACGCTAGCAAGTGCAGCAGGAATTTCTGAAAACGATCCTGTCATCTTTACTGGCATGGGATTAGGCGGCACTGAGATTGAAACTGATGTAGTTTACTATGTTGCAGGTACACCTATCGGTAACACCATTCAACTTAAGACAAGTCGTTCTTCGTCAACTCCTATCACTGTAGTAACAGATGGGTCTATTACCGGCGTAACTGCTACAACACAAACAACTCCATTGTATGTAACTGTCAACAGCACATTAGTAGATGATATTAACTACGCAAGTGTTGGCAGCATGTTCTATTATACCGGAACACTTCAGGCAGGTGATATTATAAATGTTAGCGACAATCAGTTCAATGTGATTCAAGTATTGAATAATGATTATGTTGACAGAACTAATATTCAATTTGCTTACGATCTAGATGTTAACAAGCAGGGTTCAGATATTCTTGTAGGTAGTCCATTCGAAATCGATAGCAAGAATCGTGAAGGTGCAGTATATCGCTTTACTAACGGCGGAGCAAGACACGGTATTGTAGTTGGCACAAGTGATTGTAATGTAGTCGGTAATCGCAATTTATTGATTAATGGTTTCTTAGTTCCTCTTACACCCGGTGACGCTACTCATATCGCTGCAACAATCAATACTAACAACATCACTAATATTCAAGCAGCCGCATCTAACGGTAAATTGATAATTCAGGTTATTGATACTGACTTGACTATCAATAATGAAAAGTTAGTTATCACCGCCTTTGATGGCAGCACACTTAATGAGCTTGGATTACAAATCTTCACCAAGACTCAAATTATTACTTGCCCACACGAACAAGGACCAACTCAGTTTGGTAGTGCAATCAAGATTAGTGATTCAGGTCCAGTAGTAATCAGTGCGCCTGTAGGAACTCGTTACGAAGGCACTACATTCGATTTTACTGATGATGAGCAACTAGACAACGACACAGTATTTGATAACAATGCAACTCGATTTGTAGAAAGTTATCCAAATGCAGGCGCAGTCTACATGTTTGATTTTTTGGGTCAGAACAATGAAAGCTTACTCAATCCTGGATCATATGTATATGCACAGTCAGTAAACAGTAATAGCCTAGATTATGGCTTTAATCCTCAATACGGCTATTCACTAGATTTCAATGACAATATTGTATTAGTAGGTGCACCTAACATGCAAGGTGAATTGGTCACTGGCGGTCAAGTGGTTGTGTACAATAATTCAACTGGTATTCAAGATTGGGCCGTGTACCGTCAGAGTTCAGCAATAGTAGATATCGAAAAGATTCAAAATACACAAATCTTTAGTGCTGAAACTAATAACACCTTAATAAACTTAGATTACATGGATCCATTAAATGGCAAGTTGCTAGGTGCAGTAAGACAAGACATTGACTATGTAACGAGCGTAGACCCAGCAAAATACAATAGTGATCTTGCACCCATTACTGGACAAGTTTGGGGAGCAGAACATGTGGGTGAAATTTGGTTCAATACAAATAACATTCGATTCTTGAACTATCATCAAAATGATCCATCATATAATGCAAGATACTGGGGAACACTATTCCCAGGATCTGATGTTGCAGTCTTTACTTGGGTAGCAAGTAATGTTCCGCCTAATAACTATCAAGGTACTGGCACCCCATTGAATTCTAATCTGTTTTCTGTGAGTAGCACATTAAATGCTTCTGGAATCGCAGTTCCTATATACTATTTTTGGGTAAGAAATAGCAACATCATTTCGCAAAAACTAGGCAAGAACTTATCTGACACTATTATTGCATCATATATTGCTAATCCAAGAGCAAGCGGCGTTGCTTATATGGCTCCGATCTTGCCAAATGCTTTTGCACTTTATAATTGCTCACCTTACATCAATGCTAACGATAGTGTGTTCCATGTAGGATTCGCTAACGGCACAAGTGACGATGTTGCACACAATGAATTCACATTAGTTCGTGAAAATTATCCTGACGATTTCTTGCCGGGCTTACCATCTACTATAGTCAAGACAAACAACACTGACAATAATTTAGTACAAAGTTTGGGCAAGACTTCAGCACCATATGGCTTGTATGATAGAATGTTAGATTCTCTCAGTGGCTGTGATGAGTCTGGTCAGGTTGTTCCTAACCCATTCTTACCTAAGGCAGTACAGTCGGGTATTCTAGCAAGACCAAGACAAAGCTTCTTCTTCAACAGATTTAAAGCATTGAATAACTATTTGGTTTACGCTAATGAAGTTCTATCTCGTTTCCCTGTTGCAGAAACTCGTCCAGACGCAACATTCTTGTTTGAAGCAGGTGAAGTAAATCCATCCACTGAAGACAATCCTAATTGGTTCGGCGGGCCTAAGCTATTTTATGATACTAGAGATTATTGGGAGTATGTAAATTGGTGGGCAGAAGGCTACGATGACAATACTAAAACTTTGTTAGTAGTACCTATTTATGCTGATCTATCTGCACTTAATGTACCTAACGGGACATTAGTAACGGTTGAACAAAACGGCGCAGGTAAATTTGAAATCTATCGCCTAGATAGTGATGTGCTTGCAGTTTGGACTAGAGTTGGTTTAGAAAACGGCACAATAAGATTTAGATCAAGTCTTTGGGACTACAGCGCAGCAAAATTAGGATATGGTGGAGATTTCTATGATACTACCGTATTTGATTTATATCCCAGCGAAGAAACAAGATACATCATTCGTGCATTGAATGAGCAGATTTATGTTGACGAATTGGTTGAGTTTAGAAATAAGAGCTTGATTTTACTCTTTGAATATATTCAAAGTGAAACCACTGAATCACAGAACTATCTGCCGTGGCTGAACAAAACATCATTGCTTGATGTATCACATACTATTCGTGAACTGCTGCCTATCGAAAATCTAAAAACCGACAATCAAGAATTTTTAGAAGGCTATATCAACGAAGTAAAACCTTACCATGTTGTAATCAAAGACTTCTTGTTTAAGTACACAGGCACTGATGTATTTCAGGGAGACATCACTGATTTTGACTTACCTGCTCAATACAGTGCAGAATACGAAAAGTTTATTACTCCTCAATTAGTTTACGGAGCATCTGACAATGAGTATGAATACAGCGTAGACGATACTATTTGGGAAGATACTGAATACAGTCAGTGGTTTGCTAATAGAGGATTGTCAATAGTTGGCGAACCAAATTATCAAATCACTACGCTTGCCTCATATGTAAGCACAAGTTCAAATTACTTTCTAGTTGACAACGCTAGTGGTTTCCCCACTAATGGAACAATTAAAATTAATGACGAAGAAATTGCTTACTCATCAGTTGATAGAGCGTTGAATCTTATCGGAGGCCTCTTAAGAGGAGTAAACGGTACAGCTATTTCTGAACATATTCCCGGAGAACTTATCTACACTGATCTACCGCCGGTATTGTTGTTGGATAGCGGCAGAGGATATCTAGAGCCTCCTAAAGTTACCGCATACATAGACACTGCAATTTACCCGGCGCCTACTGTTCCTGCTCAATTAGAAGCAGTCATGAATTTGGATAGTGTGCTACAGATTAATGTCATTAATCCTGGACAAGGCTATGCAGTTCTACCGCAAATCATTATTGACCCGGCATACTCAGTGTCATTCAACAACACAAATGTAAATAATTTACTTAACACTATCAACATTTATGCACCGAACCTAAGAACAGGTGACATCGTGCAATATAAGGACGCTCCTGATGGTAGTACGATTAACAAGCTCGTTGATAATCAGTGGTATTATGTAGGTATTCTTGAAAGCGATCCAGTAGCAGTAATTGCTCTATACACTAACTATGCAGATGCATTACAAGATCATGATAGAATATTGATTACAACTGCTGGTACTAGTGTCGGCATGACTCTTAATGCTGGAGCAAAGGCATCAGCAATTACCAGTGCTTCTCCAATCAGAGAAAACAACATCACTATCAGATTTGATAGAACAACTTATAACTCTCAGGTTATTGATTGGGAAACTGGTTCATATTATGGTTCGTTCTTTGCAGGAAACTACTTCAACAGTGAGGCAGTTTCTAGTTCTTCAATTTTGCTCGACAATGAAAACCCAGACATTAGCACAATTTTAGCTAGTGCCCAGGGAGTTGCATTTGAAATTACAGATGTTGACAATGAAAGACAATTGACCTGGTCATCCTTCGTGAGAAGTGTAGAAAGAACCTTAGCAACTAATGATTCAATTAGACTTATACCTTCCGTAAAGACTTTTGTTGGTACAGCTTCAATTGCAGGAACTACAATGAATGTAACTGCAATTAATGAAGGCACTGTAATAATTGGTACATATGTGTATGGTCCAAATATCGACCCTGACACTCGTATCGTTTCGCAGACAAGCGGTACAACAGGCGGCACTGGCTTATATGAAGTTTCAGTTAGTCAGTCATCAGCTAGCAATACAGTCAACGGATATGAAGAACATGTATCAGGAAGTACATTGGGCTTCTATTCAGGAATGCCTGTCAAATTTGAAGGCTTTACTGCGGGTACTGGTCTACAAGACGGTGTAGAATATTATGTTAAGGATGTGTTGAACACATTTGACTTTACAATTTCTGCTACTGACGGCGGCTCAGTTTTTGCGCTCAATAGTGTTAATATTGGTTTCCAGTCATTGCTATGTTATTCTGGCGAAGTAGTTGACACTGCTATATTAACCGTAAACTATCCGGGCATTCTAGATGTAACTGCGACAACAGCAGGGACAAATACTTTGACTGTTCCTATCTCTGAGATAGGAACTGGTGGAACATTAGGCTTCTATCCTAACTTGCCTGTCTTCTTTACCGGCAATGTTTTTGGTGAAGTAATAGAAAACGATCCATACTACATCACTACCATTATTGATGATGAAACCTTCACGATTTCTACTACTGAGAATCCTCTAACAGTTGAGGTTACTCAAACAATTGCATCTACCGATACTATTGTTATGGCGTCAACTGAAGACTTCTCAGTTAATGATGCAGTAATCTTCACTGGAACAACTTTCGGAAATATTGTTGCTGGAACAATTTATTATGTAAGACAGATTATCAGTGCTACGCAAATAACATTGTCTACTGCAATCAATGGTTCACTGTTTGAGTTGAGCAATGATACTGGAACAATGTATGCAGTGAATCAAAAGGATACGGTAGATTTAACAACCGCAACTGGTTCAATGACAATGAATGTATCATTGCCAGTAAGTCCTGGACAGGTAGATGGTCAGCTATTTACCCTATATAATACATCAGGGCAATATCCAAATATCAGCAATGGTACAATTGGAAACCTAATCGAAAGAAACATCGGGGCTACTATTGGTGATGGACTCAACAGAGTTGCAATCAGCGAAGTCAGTGGAGGAACTACCAACTTCTATGTTAACATGCCATTCAGAGTTAGCACTAACATAGGTGACACTACACCGGGAAATGGTTTAGTAACAGGAACTACTTATTATGTAAGTGAATATTCAGGCGAAACTATCCCTGATCCTCTAAATCCAGGTGAGTTTATCTCTCGTCCTAATATTGAGGTTATTGTACTCAGTACCACTAGCTCTAGCGGTACCGGCTTACTGACTTGTAGCGCAGTTGATGTGGCATCTCCCACTGATACTCTATACATCGGCATGCCTATTATCTTTACTGGTTCAGGTTTAGGCGGAGTTATTATAGGTCAAGAATACTATGTAAAGCAAATTGTAAATGGCACACAGTTTAGAATTACGGATGTGCAAGGTGATCCTGCGATAAATCTAACGACTGACAATGGCACAATGCTAGGTACTGGCGACCCCTACATTGTTGTAGTGGATGCCCCTGGTGGTACAGAAATTACGCTTGATGATGATGCTCCGGTATCTCCAGGTGATGTGTTAGCTGTATTAGAACAGTTCTATACTGCTGTCCCTTCATTCGATATATCATATATTCTGGGTGGATATCGTGCTATAGTCTCATCAGGTGGCTCAGGCTTTGCTATCGACAACACCATTACTATTTTGGGAACAGAAGTCGAGGGAACCTCTCCTACTAACAACATAACTTTGACTGTTAACACTATTGATGGAAATGGTGCAATTACGGATGTTATCGTGTCGGGCACTGTTCCTTCTCAGTCATCTCAGTATTACTTGAGAGTTATTTCTCCAACTCAATTTGCGGTCTATAGTGACCCGCTGTTGGAAGTACCTGTATCGGGAATCAATTTTGGATTTGTTGGCTTTACAACTAGTACTGTAACAAATGTAAACTCAAGCAACGACAGATTAACTATTGCTGATACTAGTATTTTTGATGCTAACGATGCAGTGGTCTTTACAGGCAACACTCAACCTCTCATCACTAACATCACTGCTGGACAAACCTACTACATTTATGATATCGTAAATTCAACTCAGTTTAGAGTATGCACTAATCCAGGTGATGTGGGAACTATTGTAAATATTGTAACTACTATTGCGGTTAATTTTACAATGGCTAAAGCAGGTAGCTTTGCATTCTTACCAGAACCTTTCTACTTCATGCCATCGATTGTTAAGTATCTAGGCAGAGTTTGGGTCTGTATTATTTCTAATAATGATGACGAGTTTATTTTAGGTAAGTGGGAAGAATTGCGTTCAGGCGACAGAAGACTAAATGCACTAGACCGTGTTATTGGGTACTATAACCCAACCGTAAATATGCCCGGTGTAGACCTGACTCAGTTGTTTGAAGGCATCATTTATCCATATCCAATCTATCAAGGTAATGCTTTTGAACCTGATCAGCAATATCCATTAGATGTTGTTCTGCAAGATCAACCATTTTATCCTACAGAAGTAGATTTGACCTCTATTGTTTATGATGGTGCAAAATATATTGCATCAGCTAATCTACCTAATTACAGTGCAGTTATCGGAAGCATTGACAATGAAAATTGGGCTATCGGTAAGCTCACTAATTCAGGTATAGGAATTACTGACATTATCTATGGAGGAGGTTACTATATTATGACATCAACCAATAGTGCTACTCCTATTCTAAGAAGCAACGACGGAATAGATTGGAGCACTAATGGCTACTACACTCCATATAGTTTCTTACCATATGACACTAACCCATATGATATGACTGCACTTAGCGTATCGGCGCTAGCGTTGAATTCGGTAGGTTTCGAATATGAAACAACTTCCATTACAGTAAATGCTACTAATCTAATATTTGGTCAACGATACTCTATTAAAACAGTCGGCACTACTGATTTTACTACAGTGGGTGCTAGTTCAAACACAGTGGGTACTATCTTTGTTGCTACCACTACCGCAACCGGAACTGGCACGGTATTTCTTGTACGACCAGTTTATATTGCAGTGGGCGACAATATTCTTAGAAGCGAAGATACTTACATTTGGAGACAGACTACAGAATTTGATCCAGTAAATAATTATCAGCTATTCGGCGTGAGTGAAATTGTTACACAAGACTTTACTGGATTTGCTACAGTAGGTAAAGGCAAAATGCCTGACTACTCGACTGGCGTAACCGAACTGATTGATACTAATTTAATATTCTATAGTAGTGACGGTGGAATCTCTTGGACTCAGGTAGCATCACTTACTCCTAACGGTTTAAACGGTATCACCTCAGACGGCACAGTAGCAATTGCGGTCGGCGAACAGGGAGCTATCTACTATTCTGAAAATGGTGCTAACTGGTTAGGTATAACTGAATCTAGTATAATTTCTGTTAATAGTGCAACTAATCAAATTAACTTAGCAAGTACAGCCGGGTTAACTGTTAACGAGCCTATCAAGTTTAGTGAAAGCTTTGGTTCTGTATTAGCAAATACTATCTATTATGTAAAAACTATTGATTCGCCAACACAGATTACGATTTCGACAACATCGGGCGGAACTATTAAGCAATTAGTTAATATCACTGCTGGTGGATTTGTTAACGGCACTACCTATGTAATCACAAGCATAGGCACAACGAACTTTACTCTGATCGGTGCAGCCAGCAATACTGTAGGTATCACCTTCACTGCAACTGGATCAGGATCAGGAACAGGCACTGCAAATATTGTAGGTGGCGGTATTATTCCTCTACAAACAATGATGTACCAATATGATTCACTTGATCCTACCCCGTCAGCACTGCGAGATGTAATTTATGCTAATAATATTTGGATTGCAGTGGGCGATGACGGCACTGTAAAAACTTCTAGTGATTACTTGACATGGACACTAAGAGATTCGGGAACCGAAGAAAGCTTAAAGGGTATTACCTTTAACAGCATTACATCAGCATTTACTGCTGTAGGCGATAATAACACTATTATAACTAGTGATGACAATGGCGTAACTTGGACAAGTGTATCGCTACTGTCAGTAACTCCTCCTCTATACGATGTTCAAGGCTCTCCATTCGAGTATGGTTATGGTCCAGAAGAACTAGTACCAGGATTAATTTCTGATGATCTTGCGATGATTGTTACTTCAAAGCCAGGCACTAACTGGCCAGTTGTTGAATATGGACATACCGGATTTAATATTGCGTCAATTGAACTAACTCCTACTAGCTCAACTCAGACTCTATACAGTTTCAATAACTTAGTTGAGTATCCTACTCAAATCACTGTACAAGTTATTGATGGAGCTAGTGGTTTAGCATCCGCGTTATCTCAGTCTGAATACACTATTGACTGGGTAAATAAAACTGTAACATTGGATGCGGCGCTTTCATTCTTACCAGTAGACAAATTGTACATTGAAGCATACGAAGCAGGTGGCGGAAATCAACTTGTAAAATCAAGCTCTGATGTTAATCCAATAAGAGCAAACACTAGTACTGGATTTGACGAAATCTATTTGAATTGCAACTATACTGCTCCTGTCTATTTAGGAAGCGGTGCAATTAGACCTGGTACTGAGCCTATTACAGTATTGGCAACTGAAACCTTTGCTGATAGCAATCGTATACTATGTGAAAGTATCGATCTCTTTGCATTAAATGCGCCAGTTACTTTCCAAGGGGTGACGTTTGGTAATGTACAAGAAGACTTCACTTATTACATTAAGACTATCAGCCCAGCTACTAATACGATAACGATTTCTGCTTCTTATGATCCAGTAACCGGTCTAGCAGGCCCCACTTTTATTCTAACTTCTGCAACAGGAACAATGTATGTAAACATTAGAACTGGCAGTGGCTTAGTGTGGGCAGATCCACTAGCCTATCACAACGGAGACAGATTGATTTTGGGTGAAACAGGACTAGTAACGAAATCGTCTTCGGTCACTAACGCTTTCACTACAACTACAACTGCTGGTTTGGTTACCGGTGAAAGAATAATGTTCTGTCAGTGCATGTTCGATTCTGGAGTTACTCCGTTGACAACTTATTATGTGCTAGATGTCGTTGACAATAATGAATTCACTGTCTCTGCTACATTGGGCGGACCAGTAGTCGCATTGAGCAATGCTTCAGGTACATCAATGTTTATATCTAATGATTTTGCTATAGGACTTCAATCAAATACCAATCAAGCAAAATTGATGTTTGCAACAGATAGTTATGAAAACGGACAAGACTATTTGGTTTACTCTGTTCTCGGAGAAGAAATACCGACTACTTATGGTTATTCTGCCCCTGAAATTCAAGAATTTATTGGAAATGGATCAACAACCGTATTCGCATTGAATAACTAT